CGGCAGTGTACACCGGAGCAGTATCGGCGCCGCCTCGCATCTGCTGTCGCAGATGCTCGGCGGTTTTGTCGGTGGCTTCCTCGCTATCGCTCGGAAGCCCCCTCTCCCCCCAGTCGCTTCGCGACTGGGTTGTCAATCCCGCCCCCGGATATTTTCCGCCCTCTAAGTGCCATATGGCCCGCTGACACCCCTCCCCCACCGAGAACACAGCCAATCTGAAGCGCCACGTGGCCCGGCTGGACACTGGTTCGTATCACCGGGGCGAAGACGTTTGCGACAACCTGGTGCTGCTTGCGTGTCGGCTACGAAACACGCCGCTTGGGCAACGATATGAGGCCCCGGGAATCGGAGGTCACCGACCCGCCGGCACTGTGCATGACATCACGGTAGCCACTACGCCCCCGGAGGACGCTCCGGGGGCTTTCTTGTTCCTGGCGGGCACTGATAGGTGTACCGGGAGTGATATATGCCTGCCGCCGATAAGCTGGGCCGACGCATCGCTGCGTTAGTCTCTGACGTTCCTCTGCCGCAGAAGTACATCCGGGCGTATCACGGTAGCCCGCATAGCTTCAACCGATTCGACGCAAGCAAGATCGGCACGGGCGAAGGTGCCCAGGCGTATGGGTACGGGATGTACTTCGCAGGGGCGGAGCCGACAGCCAAGTCGTACCGCGATTCGCTGTCCGGCCAGCTTGTAGCGGACGGGCAAATCCTAAACCCCAACGCTCCGCACAGAGATGTCGCCGTCTTGCTCGCCATGGGCGAAGACGAGTCCGTTTTGCGGCAATTCGCGCAGATGGAACATGACAGGCTTTCTGATCGTCTCGCGAAATTGCAAGAGCGGTTTAACTCTCTTGGCGGCTGGGAAAGTGATGCCACAAAAGGGTTGCCGGCCGAAATGGCAGAGCTGAGAGTGCGCAGGGACCGGCATGCAGAAAGGCTCGCTGGCCTGGACTACTACACTGGAAAGACTGTTGGGCATAACAGCGGGCACATGTACGAGGTAGCGATTGACGCCCCGGAGCAATCGCTATTGGACTGGGATGCCCCGCTGTCACAGCAGCCACGCGCCTTAAAGTTCTTTCAGAAAATGTCCACCACGCTTCCGCATGAGCCTCCGGTGGCGATGCTTGACCGTGTCCTGGAAATTGACGGCTCTGGATCGCAAGCCTACGGCAGATTGCAGGATGCGCTCAGCGAGAACGCCGAAACGTGGAAAATGCCAGAGCAAATTGGAAATCAGGTGTCCAAGAGGCTCGTTGCGGACGCGGTTCGCGACGGCGGCTTCCCGGGCATTCGGTATCTGGATCAGTTGTCGCGGCAGCAGGGAATCAACTACGGGCCAACTGGCACCCGCAACTACGTGATGTTCCCCGGCACCGAGGACAAGATCCGCATCCTCCGCCAGTACGGACTACTCGCGCCGATTGCGGCTGGCGCTGCCCTGGAGGATGAATAGTGGCCGGTGTGTCTGATATCCGCCGTCTCGCCCCTGCCGTGGACTGGGTTGTTAAACCCTCCGCCACGGACACCATGCTGGCGCGGCTTCGCCAGTTGCGGGAAGTCCGGCCCCCTGCCCTGTCGCTCCTGGAGATGCGTGAGGTCGCTCCCGTTGTCGGTGTCGAACAGCTCCCCATCGCCCGATACCAGACCAGACGCGGGCCTTCTGATGTGCAGCAGGGGTTCGCGAATCGCAAACGGACGCTCTACAAGGACGTTGAACGCGGCATGCAGGATGGTGCCCATGCCTGGTACCACAACGAGCCCGTGAGGCAGCAGTTCATCTACGAGCTTGGAGAGGACGAGGGCAACAAGGCGTTCGACTTCCTGACGGCGATGGTGGCCGGGACGTCTTCTGCCGCGCCGGTGAAGAGCAACCTCCGCAAGGCGAGCTGGTACCGCCAACAGGCCCTGGAGGGATTGCTGCCTGATGACATCGACACCAAGGCGGCGGCCAAGGAGTGGCTGGCCGACAATCCTCCGCCCAAGGGCTATGGGTCCGTGGCACGGAACAACGATGCCATGTGGACCAGCCGCTTCCTAGCTGGCGATCAGCTGTGGCGTGCCGCGGAGCCTGGTGCGGCCCACAAGATTCTCTCGTTCCGTGAGAACCTGCGTGGGAATCTGCAGCCATGGACGGGTGATCGGCATGAAGGGATGCGTCTGGGCGTGCCGGCAGCCTGGAACTCCCGTGAGAAGACCTGGGCCAAGGGCCAGCTGACGCCCAACGAGTACGTGGCGGCTGAGCAGATGATGACCGGCATGGCCAACCGGGCCGGGCTCTCTCCTGCGGAGTTACAGTCGGCTCGCTGGATGGGCGGCGCCGCTGCGACGGGCGTGGAGTCTACCGACCCCACGTTCTCCCACGCCCTGGAGGCAGTGGTCCGTGAGCAGGCCGCACGCATGGGCGAGACTCCAGAGTGGGTTCTGCGGAACTTCATCCGCAACGGCGGGCTTCTGGCCGTGCCTGCCGTGGGCATTAGTACACAGGAGAACTAACGTGCCGTATTCCAACAGCTACGATCCTGACTTCTACGATCCCTATGGCGTTCCGCTCCCCACCGAGGTCCGCATCCGGCGGCTCATGGAAAAGCAGCGTGCCGCTCAGCAGCCGCAGCAGTTCCTGAGCGACGAGCTGCCGCCAGAGAGCGCCCTGGGCGCCGATCTCTCCGCATACGGCCTGGAGGCTGTTGAAAGCCCATTCGACGGCGGCATTAGCTACCGCCGCACACGCCCAGCACCGCAGGCGCCGTATGTCGGATATCGACAAGGTCGCGGCTGAGAACCCCTTCTGGTGGCTGTTTGAGGAGTGGGATGAGTAACCTCCGTAAGCTCCTGGCCGCGCGCCGGATGTTCGACGTCAAGCCCATTCCGGCATCCGGTGTGATCGCGGACGTTGCTAGCGGCGCCATCGACGGGCTCCCCAAAGCGGGATTCTACGCCCCCGAGGCTCTTGCGGCCAAGATGGGCCTGCCGCGACCAACGGCGTTCTATGACCCAACTCTTCCAAACGCACGTGCCGTTAAGCGGCATGAGGCCATGCACGGCATCTTCCGTGCGTCCCGGGAAAACCCAGACCTAGCAGATGCGGTTCCGCTCTGGGCCCGTGCCCGCGGCGGCCCGTTTGAGGACGAGCTGCTTGCCCGCCTCGCGTCCCGTGATCCGGGCGCAATTCTAGACTGGCATGTTCCCGCATATCGCCAGAAAGACCCACACGTTTACGCAGCAGTCGATCCGCTCCTGCGTGCGGCCAGGTTTGTGCGTGATAACCCTGTCGCCGCCGGCGCTACTGCTGTAGGGGTTGGAGGCACCCTGTACGGTGCCCTTGCGCCTGACAGTGATCCGGAAGAGACGGCGATTGCGGACGAGTTCGACCGGCAGATCCTGCGCAGGCGAATCCCGGCTGGTTACTAAAGGCGACGTTCTACTCAACAAAGGTGATTTCCATGGATGATTACGGCAACAAGATCCGCAGCCTGCTTGGCCAGGGCGGCCAGATGCAGGTAGAGCAGGTCAACACTCAGGGGCCGCTCAGCTTTGACGAAAACACCAGCAACCAGATCGCCGCATATAAAACGAAGTGCGGTTATCGCAACCTGCGCGGCGAGTGCGCGAACCCTAACGTGCTGGACGAAGACGGCATGATGATGTCCTGGGAAAAGTTTGACTCACTGAAGGCTAAGGGCATTGATCCCAAGACCGTGCATCTTCAGCGACAGCGGCTCATGCAGGTCGCTGGCGAGCGTGGCGCACCAATGTTCCCGCCGATGCGTGGCGGCAGGTGAAGCCAATGGGATGCGGGTGCCAGGACTGCAAGCAGGAAGACGCAATCCGCCGTCTTCTGGAGGAGCTGAGGAATGGGCAGCGAAGATAACATCCGCAAGCTCCGAGAAGGCGTCCCCGTCCGCACGCCAAATCACCCCACCAAGTCGCATGTGGTGAAGTACGACGGGAAGATCATCCGCTTCGGTGAGCAGGGCGTCCAAGGTTCTCCCCCCAAGGACGGTGAATCGGAGGACTACCGGGCCCGTCGCGAGGCCTGGTTCGCCCGTCATCAGAAGAACATCGACAAGGGGCCGACGTCTGCGGCCTACTGGGCTGCGAAGGTGAAGTGGTAATGGCCGAGAACTGGGGTGACTACCTGTTCGGCAGCGAGGGCCAGCGAGAGATGGCCCGACAGCAGCAGCGTGCTGATTACGAGCAAGTACGCAACCAGCAGGCCTACGAGCAGCTCCGGCTCATGGCGCACCGCGGCGAGCAGCTGGGAGACTGGGGCGAGGTCGATCCACGGGCGGCCATGATGAACATGGCTGCCGATGCCCTTTACAAGCCGGCCGTCACTCCGGAGGTCTATGAAGACGCCGGCGCCGCTGCAGACTACGTGTGGAACATCGGCGCCCGCCCGCGCGACACCGCCTTCCGTGCGATGCAGGAGGCCGCGAAGGGCAACTTTGAAGGCTCCGCAGTGCTAGCCGGCAGGGCAGTGGCGTCACCGCTCGTCCCGTCCATGGCGGCCGGCGGCATCGACGCTGATGATGACTGGCGGAAGCACACCTCTCCTGGCATGGGCCTGCTGATCGACGTCGCTACCGACCCTGCCAACTACATGACGCTCGGCATTCGGCCGGCCGCCAAGTACGGTTATCGCGCCCTGGCCAATCTCGTCAGTGCTGCCGACAACGCCCGCTACGGAAAAGGGATTCCCGCTTACCTAGAAACCGCCTCCGGCCAGCTCATCCGCCGCCTGCCCAATAGCGATCCTGCACAGCGGGTGCGGCAGCTCCTCCCTGCGCGTTAGCCATGACGGTCTACCTCCGCGATGGTCAGCTCCTGCTCGTCAATGGCCAGTTGGCGACTGGTGAAGGCTGCTGCTGTGGAGGCTGCTGTTGCGTGGACGGCGTTAAAGACGACACAAAGACGACGCAGCAGGACTGCGAATCCGCGGGCGGAACCTGGAACGCCAGTATTGAATGTACTAACGTCTGTATGTGCTGCTCGTACCGATATCTGTGTACGGAGAAGGTGTGGTCCTACTATGAGTTTGACTATTCCTCTCCTGGCAGCCGGGTGTCCGACCCGATACCAACATCGCAGCCGGCCGGCACGCTGAGGGTGTGGTCAACGTATCAGTACTACCAGGCTAACACTGGCGTGTCAGGCTGTGCCGGGACGTCGCCGGGAAGGCAAAACAGGTTCGACACAGGGGACTGCTATAACCCCAACGTATGCGACGATTGGACTACGGCCTACGGATCGCAATGGTACTATCGCGTCCGTGTAGTGGACGATTGCAGCGAGTGCGTCAGCGGCTTTGACTATCCGTTCGGTGAGGTCATCTCCGGCGACTGCGATGGGTCGCCTTACCTCTACGACCCGCCCTGCTTTACAGGACCGGAGGCCGTTTCATGCACGCAAATCACCAAGGCGGCGTGCCAATCCTCTGGCTATAAGGCCTGCGCCGACTCACTGGAAGTCTCGCTCTGCGAGAACCCGCTGCCATGATTTCCTGCCGCATCTCGCACCTGAAAGAGCGATGCTTGCAGAGAGGCTACACCATGGAGCAAGTCGCGCCGTGCATTGTCAGCCAGGATGGCGAACGCATCGTTGTTGACGAGCAACATCCGGCCTACCCGCGGGCACGGCCCGGCCTGGGGGACCTAGTGGCGTCTGGCCTGAACGCTGTAGGGATAACCAAGGAACGCGCGCAGGCGGCGGCCAATGCCGTGGGCGTCAAGGACTGCGGATGCCGCAAGCGACACGCCTGGTTAAACGACGCCGGGGCTAAGTATCTTGGCCTTCCGCCCGGCAGTCAGGGCACTGATAAGTGATGGCCACTTATAAACCAGCTACGAAGGGGTACTACGCGGACCTCCAGGAGCTGGTCCGCAATAACCCGGGCGCAGACCTGCCGACGCTACAGAAGCTGGCATCGCTCGGCGGCTACGCGCGCGAGCAATACGTCTCGTCCGACATGTACGAGACCCCGGATCAGATGCTGGAGGATCTTCAGGCCCGCAAGCAGCGTGAGGCCGCAGCCAGACAAGCAGGCCAACCGCGCCAACCAGCCACCCCGACACAGCAGCCCACGTTTTTCCGCCAATCAGAACAGCATAGTGGAGGTGCAATGTTTAATCCCTATCAGCAGATGAGCCTGCAGCGAGGCATGGCATCTGACGTCATGGGCGCTATCGGTGACGAGCTAGACTCGCGAGTCGCGCAAGAGCGTGAAGCGAGGCGGCTAGAGCATGAGAAGGCGATGATGTCCGCCCGCAGTGATGCCGAGCTGAAACTGCTCATCGAACGCCTCAAGCATGAGCGTTATATGGCTGAGAGGCAGATGCAGATGTCGCGGGAAATGAGCGACCGTCAAAAAGGCGTGCTGTTCAGCACAAAGTGGAACGAGCCGATTCCGTATCGGTAGCAAAAATCGGATTCCCGTTTGGAGACGCTGGGCACTCTTTCCACAGGCACCCCCTAGCCGCTTGAAAGGAAAGAGATGAGCGAAGAAGTCGTCCAGAGTCAGGAAGCGTCCCCGGCCCCTGAAGTTCAGTCGTCTCCATCCTCGCAGTCCTTTGACAACTCGCCGCAGCAAGCCGCGCCACAGCAGAGCGTGTGGGATGCGTTTAAGTCGCTGCCGGAGTATTCCGGCGCGGATGACGTCTCCATCGCACGCGATCTGTACCAGAGCCGCCAGGGTTACCAGGCGGCCCAGCAGCAGCTCCGCCAGTACCAGGCCATCACGGCCGACTACGCCCGGAACGCAGACCAGTTCCGCAAGTGGCAGGAGTCGCAAGCTCAGGCCCAAGCGCCAGCCCAGCCCGCCAAGCCCAAGTGGTGGGATCCGCCGCAGGTCAAAGACACCTGGAAGCAGTACATCGTCCGGGATCCGGAGACTGGCCGCGAGATCATCGCCCCCGATGCTCCGTTTGAGGCCCAGGCCGCCATCCGCGACTACCAGGCCTACACGGCCCAGTTCGCCAAGAAGTTCGTCACCGATCCTGAAGGGACGCTCAAGCCATTCATCGAAGAAGTGGCGATGCAGAAGGCCCAGGAGCTGGTCCAGCAGAGCCTCGGTCAGTACACCGCACAAAACTACGTCCAGAGCCTTGAGCAGCAGAACTCTGACTGGCTCTACGACGCCCAAGGAAACGTCAGCCCGGAAGGCCGGGCGATCCAGGCCTACATCGAACAAGCGGCTCAGTCAGGGATTGCCGATCCGAATGCCAGATGGCAGTACGCCACCGGGATGCTGGAGCGCGACCTTCTGAACCTGCGGTATCAGCAAATGCAGTATGCGATGGCGCAGCCGCCGGCCCCTCCGGCGATGCCGCAGCCTGAGCCTGTTGCGCAACAGAACATGCAGTTCCTGCGCGAGCGTGCGACCAGAGCGCCGAGCAGGAGCGGCGGGGCAACGGAGCCCCGGGCACCACGCCCGAAGCAGTCGTTTGAGGAACGCCTTCGGGCACAGCTGGTCAAAGACGGGGCTCTCTAGGAGTAACACATGGCGTCTACCACGGATTTCGCGCGCAGTATTGCAACGACGATTGTAAACCATCTGCGTGAGGAAGAGATTGCTTCCCTCCGCAAGTACATGGTTCTGGCTGCCATTGAGCAGCGCGGCGGTGTTCGTATGAACATGGCCGGCAGGGGCTTCGACTGGGAGGTGTCGTACCGCCTGCATAAGCCGTCTGGTAACAACGGAGAAACTCCCCGTTCGTTCGCTCGCCAGAACCTGTGGAAGAAGGCGGAGCTGGAGTACCGTGGCTACCAAGCCACCGACTCGCTGTTCCGCAAGGAGATGCTGGAGAACCGCGGCGCCAGCGCGTTGGTTAACGTCGCCGGTAAGATGAGTTCGCGGCTCCTGACGAGCATCGAACAGTACCTCAGCCAGGAGGTATGGATCGACGGTAACCAGGCTGGTAACGAGCTGCGGTACCATGGCCTTGAGTCGTTTTTGTCCAACAACGGCACCATTAACGTCAGTGATGGTACGCAGCGTTCGGCCAATGCGGCTGACCCGTTTGGCTACCCGAGCGACACGTACGCCGGCCTCAGCACGCAGCTGGGCTACTACGGTGGCTCGCAGCTGGAGGGCGTCTGGCCGGCTGGCAAGGCTGACAGCGAGTATGACTTTTACGCGCCTCTCATTGTCAACCACAGCAGCACCTACTTCGGTGGCAGCACGTGGGCGGCGAACTGCATCAAGGCTCTCCGTGAGGGCCTGCATTTTGCTAAGCGGAACGACACCAAGGAAGACGCCGTTGACCTGATCGTCATGGACCGGAAGCTCTACGTGGACTTCCTGAACGCCTATGACGACAAGCAGCGGTTCGTCGTCAGCAAGGAGAACGGCCTGAAGTCGCTGGGCTTCACCACGGTGGAGTTCGACGGCGTGGAGCTGGGCACCGAGTACGCCGTGCCGGCTGGCTGTGCGTATGGCCTCGCAATCGGCAACTGCGAACTCCTGAACATGGAGTCGCAGATGTTCAACAGTGAGGGCCCGTTCTACGACGAAACGAGTCAGTCATATCGATTTGTGGTGTCTACGTTGGGCAACCTGAAGTTCAAGTCGCCCAGGTCGTTCATTAAGTGGAAGGCCCTCGCCTGATCTAAGGAGTAACGCATGTCTCTGTTGGTTGATCCTCCGTTCTCTCTCGGCCAGACTCTCGGCGTCAGTTCGGCGTCGGATGGTGGCGGTTGGGTGGGCGCTGTCAAAGAGTTTCCTGACGTAGATCCGGCGACGGGCAAGATTCGTTCTAACCGCCGCAAGGTGTGCGTGGCGGTGCGGAACGCCTCCGGCGTGACGCTCCTGCCGAAGCGGGTAGTGGTCTTCAAGAGCGGCTCGTTCAGCGAGGTGGACGGCTATACGTCCGCTACGGACGCTGCGTCGGCCGGTGTTGTGGACGAGCATCTGCCGGCTAGCGGCGTGGCGGCCAACGATGTGTTCTGGATCACCGTCAGTGGTCCGACCGAGGTCAAGCTGGGCCCTGCCCAGACTGCCGCGGTCGATTCGGCCCTTGTGGCTCTCACGGCTGCCACCAGCACCGTGTCCACCACGGCTGGTCAGGCTCAGACTGGCGCGGCCACGTACCTGGCCAATGGGTACATCGGCCGGGCGCTCTCGGCCGGCACTACCGGCCAGAACGTCCTGGCGGTGGTTAACCTCGTCCGCAGCTGATACATGCCCTGCAAGGGGCTAGGGGGGAGCCTCTGACCTGGGCAACTGGGTCAGAGGCTTTTCGCTTATATGGAACAGCAGTTCATCCCATCGTACGGCGACGCGGCTGCGTTACAGAACGCGGACTTCCTAAGACAGTTGATTATGGAGTCCCGCGCCGCCAACCCCCAAGCGGACGCTGAGCGTCTCCGCATGCCCATGCAGGGCAATCTAGGGATGAACGCCATCACCGTGAACACAGGAGAAGGCCCGTGATTCGCGCCTATGACGATCCGACGAATCCTCGGCTGGCTATGCCGTCCGGGCCGTACTCTGGTCCGCTGCCCTCCCAGGAGGAACTGGCCCGCCTTGGCGTGCTGCGCGGCTTTCCGCGTGGCACATCGCCGGAGTACATCGAATCGTACTACCGCCAGCGTCTGTCGGAGCTTGGCTACGGCGCTCCGTCGCCAGGCCCCGCTGGCCCGATGATCTCGTTCGCCCCAGGCACGCCAGAAGAGGTTCGCCGTGCCGCCGAAGAGCGAGTCCGTAATACCGGGTCCCTGGCCCCGCAGCAGACGGCCGTGCCGCCTCGCCCGCCGCAGGACACGGACCCCATCCGAAAGCTGATGGAAGAGGCCCGCGCCCAGATGGACATGCAGGACCGCCTGCGTGAGGCCCAGAAGCAGATCCAGCTAGAGGCCCTGCAGCGGGAGGCCATACGAAACGGCGAGTCTGTCATGTGGAAGGACAACAAGCCCTTCCTGCCGTCACAGAACGCCGAGGCTGCCAAGCAGGTGAAGGACGAGCAGCTGAAGAAGCAGATTGCCGACAACCAGGAGAACTACCGCAAGAGCCAGCTCGCCATCAAGAACTACCGCAAGAATCAGCCGCCGCAGGCCGCTCCGCAGTCTCCGCACCCTGACTTCGTCGCGGGTGGTGGCCCGCAGTTCGGGATGGTCGTCAACTGGCACAACCCGCAGACGGGGCAAAGCGTGCAGATGCCCAACCCTGGGTATCAGCCCAAGCCTGGAACTGGATGGGTTAAGGGCGCTCCTTCCACCCCTGGGACGGCGCAGCCAAAGGAGCCGCCGTCGCAAGGCGAGCCGTACCGGCCGCCGGGACAGCCAGACGTCTACGGCCCAGAAGGCATGGGCAACGACATGCACTACCTGCCGCAGAGCCCGATGGGCCCTGACGGACGTCGGTACTTTTAGTTGTTCCAGATTCAAGAAATTGGTACGTTTGTCCACCTATCCCCCTGGGTGACACATGCAGCAGAAGTTCAACGTCGGCATCGTTACTTTCTCCTACGGCGGTAACGGCGGCATTTCCTCCGAGGTGCCTGACATCCGTGAGTGGATGATTCCAGTTCTCCTGGAAGCCCACAAAGACCCGCGTATCGATAACATCCGCGTTTGGAACCTGTCCGACACGCCGATCACCATGACCCGCAACAGGGCGGTGGTCATGGCCCGTGAGTACGGCGTGGATGTGCTTGTTATGGTTGATTCGGACATGAAGCCGGACATGGACGCCGGCATGCCGGACGCGAAGCCGTTCTTCAAGAGCAGCTTCGACTTCCTGGTCAATCACTACCACACTGGGCCGTGTGTCATCGGTGCCCCGTATTGCGGCCCGCCGCCGGTAGAGAACGTCTACGTGTTCCGGTGGAACAATCTCCAGTCAGACAACCCAAATCCGGACTTTCAGCTGGAGATGTATGACCGCCACACAGCCGTAAAGATGGCCGGCATCCAGGAGTGCGCCGCGCTCCCGACCGGCCTGATCATGTACGACATGCGGGCGTTTGAGCTGACCGAGCCCAAGAGCGACGCCGACAAGCCCTGGTTCTACTATGAGTGGAAGGACCACTTCGCGGCCGAGAAGGCGTCCACGGAGGACGTCACCCAGACCCGCGACCTGTCCATGGCCGGAACGCAGAAGCTGGGCTACAACCCGGTCTACTGCAACTGGGATTCTTGGGCCGGGCACTGGAAGCCCAAGTGCGTCGGCAAGCCGCGGGTGATCGACGCCAAGGGGATTAGCGACAAGCTGAAGGGGTACTGGGAAGGCAACTTCGACGGCGCGACGAAGCTGGTGGACCTGCCGACTCCGGCGTGGCTGGCAACCCTCCCACGGGAGCAGTCTTTTATCAGCATGGGCATGGACCTGCCAGAGCGTGATGCCCAGGCGCTGACGCGGCTGATCAAGGACTTCACGGTGCGGCACGGCCGCCGCCCGTACGTGTGCGAGATCGGATCCTGGGCTGGCAAGTCCGCCATCGTCATGGCTAAGGCCGGAGCAAAGGTGCTGTGCGTCGATACGTGGGAGGGGTCCAAGAACGACGCTGGGTGCCAGGCGTACGACGGCTCATTTGGCCCGCCGCTTCAGGTGTTCCGCCAGAATACAGCCATGTACGACATCGGCTATCACCAAGCCCGCTCGCCGGAGTGCGCAAAGCACTTTGCGGATGGGAAGTTCGACATCGTCTACATCGATGCCGAGCATGACTATGCGTCTGTGTTGGCCGACATCCTGGCGTGGGCCCCAAAGGCCAAGGTCATAGTGGCCGGGCATGACTATCTGACATTCCCAGGCGTTCGCCAGGCAGTGGCTGAATCATTCGATAACTACACAACTGACGGCAACGTCTGGTATTGGGTTCGATGAAGACCTGCCTGGGCTGCAAGAAAGAGCTGCCGGACTCGTCCTACAACGTGACGTCGGACGGGCGCAAGCACTCTCGCTGCAAGACCTGCCGGGCGGAGTATGAGCGGAAACGCCGCAAGCGTCGCAAGGATGAGCGGCTGGACAAGATCGAACGCGACTCCGTGGATGCGTTCTGCCAGGCTGCCAGGCTTGGCGGGGCGAACATCCCGCACTCCAGCGAGATGCTGGAGACGATCCTGGAGTACATGGGCGGCACACGCGGGTTCGCCAACCTGTTCCTGAAGCAATACTACGACTCGCCTCCTGGTGGGGCGTTTCGCACCAAGCAGCTGGACACTATCGTCCGCCTGGTGACGAGCAATACGGCCCTAGGCGGGGCGAAGAAGCCCCTGGCCCTGTGGAGCGAGGATGAGCTGGAGGACGAGCTGCGGCAGCGACTCCTGGAGGCGGCGGCGACGATCCGCGGCCTCCCGGTGATTGACGCCAAGGTCCTGCCGATCACGGAGGAAGTTGAAAAAGCACCCACGCCAGATACCTGATCCGCCGAAACCTCCGGTGGATTTAGGGGCCAACGTATCGACGCACTCGCTGGAGGTGCTGAAAGAGGTCCAGGCGGAGCTGAAGAGCCGCAAGATAGAGGCCCTTCGTCTGTACGAGCCGATGGCCTCGCAGCAGGAGATGCACTCCTGCATGGCTTCCGAGCGGATCGTTCTCGGCGGCAACCGCAGCGGCAAGTCGCTCTCTACGTTCGTAGAAGATGCCCGCGCGGCCACAGGCCAGGACCCGTTCGGGAAGTACCCGGTGAAGGACGGCAACCTGGTGGTGGTGGGCCGCAACTGGCCGCACATCGGCCTGGTGGCGTACCCGATGCTCTTCAAGGCCGGGGCCTTCAAGATCATCCGTGACCTGGAGACGGGTGAGTGGCGAGCGTACCGGCCGACCACGGACGCCGACAGGATCAAGGACTGCAAGCCGGCGCCGCCGCTGATCCCGCCGCGGTTTGTGGTGGACACCTCATGGGTGCTGAAGAACGCCGGCTACTGCCAGAAGGTGACACTGACGAACGGCTGGCAGATCAACTTCTTCTCTGCCGAATCAGAGCCGCCGCAGGGGTTTCAGGCCGATTTGGTGCATTTTGACGAGGATATCCCTCAGCCCGCATGGGTGGGCGAAATGCAGGCCCGCCTCGCAGACCGCAAAGGCCGTCTGCTGTGGAGTGCTATGCCGCACTCTAAGAACGACGCGCTGCTGGGTCTGTGCGAGCGTGCCGACCGCGAAGCCGAGCTGGGCGTCACGCCGCCCAACATCAGGAAGTTCGTCCTCAGATTTTTGGACAACGCCCATATCGACTCCAAAGAGAAGGAGAAGAACATCGCCCGGTGGTCCGCCCTGGGCGTGGATGAGCTGCGGATGCGTGCCGAGGGTGAGTTCACCCAGGACAGCATCCTCATGTACCCGTCATTTAATCCCGCGGTGCATGTCCTTCCAAAGTCGGAGATGCCTGAAGGTGTACCGCCCGAGTGGACGCGGTACGTGGCGATTGATCCTGGCCACGCGGTCATGGCTGCGGTGTTCGGGGCTGTGCCGCCAGACGAGCGGTTCCTGCTGATCTATGACGAACTCTACATCCGCAACTGCAACGCCCTGATCTTTGGCGAGGAGTTCGCCCGCAAGGTGGACGGGCAGCACTTCTATGCATTCATCATGGACATGCACGGCGGTGCCCTGCGTGACCTTGGGTCAGGCCGGCTGCCGTCAGAGCTGTACTCAGAGCAGCTTCGCGACCGCGGCGTCCGCGCCCAAATGACAGGCCACCAGTTCATCGCCGGATCCGATGACATTCAGGCCCGTACGGGTCTTGTCCGGCAGATGCTGCATATCCGGGGCGACGGGAGTACGAAGCTGAAGTTCCTGGAGGGGGCCACGCCGGAGCTGTTCCGCGAGCTGCGGCGCTACAAGAAAAAGGTGATCCAGACGGCCAACGGCCCGTTCATCACCGACACGCCAAACGCCCGTGGCGAAATCCATACGTGTCAGTGCTTGGAATACCTGTGCGCGTACGAGCCCACCTATCACCGCCCTCCGCAACGACCTGGCCCAGAGCCCTGGTATGTGAAGTGGCTGGCGGACAAGAAGAAGCGGCTGGGCGATGACGGCAAGGGTTTTGTGGTCCTAGGTCCCCAAAGAAAGGGTTAGCGATGAGCTGGACGATCCCCGCGGTGTCAGTTGGCGAGACGGTGCTGTATTACGCCCATGAGGGTGCCGAGCCCAACATGGCCTTCGTCACCAAGGTGGGCAAGGAGACGCTGGAGCTGTGGGCCCTGTCGCCTGGCTATGGCGGTGTGGATAAGCCGAGCGTCCGGCATAAGGACGACCCGCGACTGGCGGACTCGCCCCAGTGGCGGGAGTTCGGCATCTGGGAGCATCGTCCGCGGGATCCCCGCATTGCCGGGATCTCCGAGCGGCTTTCGGCCCTGGAGAAGGCGGTTCAGGGCAATAAGAAGTAGCCCAGGACGCCCTCATGGCAGATCAAAACCCACTTCGCCCCATCGCCAAGGCCTGGCTCAGCAAGCTGGAAATCGCGCTTAAGCACAAGCGCCCCTTCCAGGAAGACGCTGACGAGGCCATGCAGTTCTACGACGGCGAAAACGCCTGGATGTTCCGCAATGAGTACATGCGGGGCGAAAAGGGTTTTGTGAAGGGCATCACGCCGCCGGCCTTCCGGATGACCATTAACCGGGTTTGGGAGGCCGTGCGGCTGTTCGGGGCGGTGATTCACCACCGGAATCCGAATCGGAACGTCACGCCGCGGCAGTACCCCATCATCAGTCCGCCGATGTTGGGCATCTACCCGCAGCCGCCCGTGCCGCAGATGGGGCCGGACGGCCAGCCTGTCATTGGGCCGGATGGGCAGCCGGTGATGATGCCGGACCCTGGGCAGCAGTTCTACGAGCAGCTCCTGCAGCAGACGCAGTTCGCGTCCGAGAAGCGGAACTTGATCAGCAGGCTCCTTGAGGACTACCTGAACTACACGCCGGTCGAATTGAACCTGAAGGATCAGTCCCGCAAGGTGGTGGACGAGGCCCTGATCAAGGGCGCCGGGTGCTGGTTTACGGAGCTGTACCAGCCGCCCGGGTCAGAGATGCGTCTAGCCGGCTCGTTCTACGAGTCCTTCGACAATGTCGTCTGGGACCCAGACGCTGATGACCAGAACGACATCCTCTGGCTGGCCCGTCGCAGGACGCACCCGAAGGAGTTTGTGGCCCAGCGGTTCGGCCTGTCGGTCGAAGACCTGAAAGGCCATTCTGAGAGCTATGAGTCCCGCAGCCGTAAGGACGAGCGGGGCTATGAGACGAAGAAGAAGAACGGCCAGACCAACGACCTGGTCACCTACTGGGAAATCTACAGCAAGACCGGGTTCGGTGATCGCCTGAAGGACGCTGATGCGGAGCTGCGCGGCAAGTTCGACGCCCTGGGCGACTACTGTTACCTCGTCGTCTGCGAGGGCGTGGATCATCCGCTCAATATCTCGCCTGAAATGCTCCAGGAGGAGGTAGACGAGACGGGTCTACCGCAGAGCCTGTTTGCCGCCGCTCAGTGGCCGATCCCATTCTGGGCGGAACCTAACGGCTGGCCATGTACTGTCCTGCAGTGGCATGGTAAGCCGGGGTACAGTTACCCTATCTCATTGATAAAACCTGGCATTGGCGAATTAAGGTTCGTCAACTGGGCGGTATCTTTCATGGCGACCAAGATCGCCACCTCGTCCAACACGCTCATCGGTGTAGCAAAGGCCGCAGACGAGAACCTGAAGTCCAAGATCCTGGACGGCGGTGAATCGGGCTTTAATATCGTTGAGATATCTGAGGCTATCGGCCGGTCTGTCAACGATGTGATCAGTGTGTTCCAGCTGCCGGGCGTTAGCAGCGACATGTGGAACATTATCCAGGCTGTTACTGAGCTGTTCGACCGCCGGGTCGGCCTGACCGAGCTGGTGTACGGCATGTCGCGGAATCAGTTCCGCTCTGCTGCTGAGGCCTCCGTGAAGGCCGAGCAGATTTCCGTGCGGCCTGACGATATGGCCAACACATTGGAAGACGCCCTATCGGAACTGGCCCGCAAAGAGGCCCTCCTGGCGCGGTGGTTGGTGCAGCCGCAGGACGTCGCGCCGCTCCTGGGGCCGATGGCCGCCCAGGCCTGGCAGATGCACGTACAGGCGATGAGCCCAGAAGAGGTGCTACGGGAGTTCGACTTCCGCGTAGAGGCCGGCAGCGCCAGGAAGCCCAACAAGGGCACCAAGGTGGAGCAGATCAACCAGGCCCTGCAGGTCCTCATGCCCATCGCACAGGGGCTCATGCAGGCCGGAAACCCGCAAGTCCTCAATGCCCTGTTGGAAGACTGGGGCCGGGCCATGGACATCGACGTCCAGCGGTACCTGGTGCCTCCGCCTCCTCCGCCGCCGCCTGGTCCTCCGCCAGGGCAACCACCCCAGGATCCGCAGAATGCAAATCCCCCAGCAGATCAGTGACGCCGGCTATGCGGCCGTTGAAACGTACAAGGCCGCCCTGCCCTACGGCGAGCGATGGGCCGAGATGGTCGCCCTGCAGACGCCCCCCGGGACTAAGGGCACAGACAGGGCTTTCAATCAGGGCCGCCTGAACCAAGAGCAGTTTGACGACATGCCCAAGAAGATGGCCCAGCGGATCATCCGTGAGGCCGCCGCTGCCGGGATTAACACCAACGGCAAGCAGTACTGCGCCGGCCTTGCCGACAAGCGCGCCTACTGCGACCCCGAGGCGTGGATCGATTCGACAGCGGATATCGTCCGCGTCGCCCGGAAGCGGAACCTGACGGTTGAGGGCATTGTCAACCACAAGGGGACGCCAGTTCCTCCGAAGCGGGCCGTCCTCTCTGAGGGCATTATCCAAGAGGAGATGCGTCGCTACCGCAAGCTCCACCCCGGCAAGAAGCCGGAGGACCTGCGTCACATGATCATCGAAAAGCACGCGCATCCGCTCAAGAGGAAGGGAAAATGAACGAAATTGAACGCTCGCAGACGCTGGTAACTGTCACTGCCGCAAGCTCCGCGGCCACCACAACGCCGCGGTTCCCGTTTGGTCGCTTTGCCGGTGGGTGCGTGTTCATCGCCAGCACCGGCGGGGCGACGCAGATCGCCTGGTACGGGGCATCCGCTGCCGAAAGCACTCCGGTGCAGATTTACGCCGATGGATCCGCCGTGACCACGGCTGTGACTGTCGGGGCACACCCGGTGCCTGACGCCTGCTTTGCGTTTCCGCACGTGGCTCCTGTGCTTGTGGGTGGCACTTCTGCGGTGCTGACTGTCAGCCTGAAGGGGTAGTCGCATGCCGATGAACCCCCGCCTTCTGCGTCCGCGTTCAACTGGGTTCAGTCCTAAGAGCATAAGCGGCCTGTCGTTGTGGCTTGATGCATCTGACATTACAACGATCACGCTCAACGGCAGCAACGTCTCCGAGTGGCGAGACAAGAGTGGAACAGCAGCCCCGGCGGCAAAAAACACAGCGGCCAACCAGCCCGCATACAACGCGAGCGGCGTCAATGGTCGCGGGTCTGTTGATTTTGATTCGACCGAGTCGCTTGTCTTTGACTCGTCTACGGCGTCGTTCAATTACTTGCACAATGCGACCGGCTCCACGCTGTTCATTGTCTGGAAACCGGACACATCAAGCAACCCAGACGCTATTCGGTATTTACTGAACAACACAAACAACTCTTCGGCCAGTACTGGCATAAGTCTGTATTTCGATGACCGCTCCAGCGTGTCTCGTAATAACCGGATAATTCACGCTGTAAATCGCGGCGTGAGCGGACAGCCAACATCTAGCATCACCACCAACAACGACTTCGTCGTAGCGGCCAACGTTTTCTTCGTCTTTTCTGTGGTTGCAGACGCTGCGAACGCAACGGCTGCCAATCGATTGTTTCTCTACCACAATGGAGCATCATCTGGTGTTTCAAACACGCTGACGAACGCAGCCTCCACTGGCAACGCCTCGCTAAACCTCACCATCGGAAATTTCGGCGGTGGAGGCTCGCCGGCGAGTGTAGCGGAGATTCTGTTCTATCAGGGCGCGCTCGGCACGGCGGCGCGCCAGGCCGTTGAACGGTACCTTGGAAAGAAGTACGGAATCACGGTCGCATGACAACGCGATTCTTCAGGTCAACCGACGCCGTCTACGAGTCTATTCGGGCGCAATTAGATGCTGCCTACGGCTACCCGAACGCCGAGACGAAGACTCTGACGAGCATCACGCCTGCGGCCGATGCGCTACATGACGCACAAGATCGCGTCTATCTCGCAATTGCGTCGGATTACTGCGACTACAACCTCCCGGCCGAACTGCTGCCGCAACTCCTCGCCAGCGGTGCCGTCGAAGAGATAACCGAGAGCGAGTACATGGCTATTCGGCAGGCGGAGGGGACGTAAGTGGGATACCTGACTTATTTTGACCTTGTCGAATCGCTGATCGTCTCCTCCTACGGCGGCCCGCAGGACGCCGAGCAGCGAGACATCCGCTCCGCCATTCACAAGGCGTACAACGAGCTGACAACGATCCGGGACTGGGGCTACTACTCCGTTCACGGCCGCATTGTCACCAACCCGGCGTACACCACCGGGACCATCGGCATCACCTCCGGGGCCGTGACGCTCACCGGAGGATCGTTTGCCACGGCCGGCGTGACTGCGGCGAACGCCAAGCACTGGACGATCCGTACAGGCGACCGTTCGTATCCACTCGCATCATATTCCAGCGCCACCGCGGTGACGCTGGAGTCGGCGTTCTCTGGGATCGATGTTTCCGCAGGGTCTTCCTACACCCTGTTCCGCGCCATCTACCCGTTGCCGGCTGACTTTAAAAACATGGACGAGCCGAGCGACGAGTTCAACTGGTGGAGCGGCCTGTATGTGACGCCCGATGAGGCGATGAAGATTGAACGGGTCAGTAACAGCTCCGGCGAGCCCTACCACTGGACGCTAATCAAAGATCCACACAGCGCCAACTGGGCCATCAAGCTGGTTGGCTGGCCGACCGCCAAGGAAACCATCGACTTCACCTACCGGCGAGCTGCCAGGCCGATTCGCTATTCCGGCCATGAGGCCGCTCTGCGGCAGGGAACGATCAGCCGCAGCACCACCTCAGTGACCGGGACTGGCACGGCCTTCTCCGCGGCCATGTTGGGGTCCGTTCTCCGGGTTGGCGACACCACCAACATCCCGGGCCCTATCGAATCGCTCACCCCGTGGGTGTCGGAGTGCCAGATTACGGCCGTTGGCTCTACCGCTGGGCTGACTACCGATGAGTCTGGGACGGTCGCCAGTTCGACCAAGTACCTGATCACCGATCCGATGGATGTGGCCCCGCACATGCAGGCTGCCCTGGATAGTTGCTGTGACTACTGGCTGGCCCGGATCCGCAACCAGTCAGTGGACAAGGTATTCCAGATGTATCAAAGGGACCTCCGCCTGGCCATGGAGCAGGATCAGCTCGCCCCGCTCAGTGGTCGCAGCCGCCAGGTCTACCATGATGGAGGCTGGCGCAGTCCGCTCTTGCCAGACCAGGGATGATCGTAATTGACACCTGGAAGGGCCTGGTCACCAACGGCAGCCCGTATGCGCTTCCTGTGGGTGCAGCGGTCACCCAGTCCAATTTCCAGTGCCGCCGGCCGGGCGAGCTGAATGCCCGCAACGGCCAGGCCTCTGTGACGTTCACCACGCACTCTGGTTCGGCGGTGGCCATCGTAGAGATGTTCCGCTGCCCTATCGGTGCCAACGAGAGCGTGATCTACCAGAACGCCTCTGGGCATGTCTTCATCGCCAAGGGGCTGCAGTGACCCAAATCACCTCCTCGGCGTTTTCGGCAACGACGCCCCTGTGTTTCGCCCGCGGCCGGAATGGTGATGTGTACGCCGTCAACGGCCTGGAGCGCGGCCTGCGGTGGGACACCGTCACGGCCAACGTGGAGCAGCTGGGCATCAAGGCCCCCGCTGCCGCGCCCACTGTCTCGTCCAATGCAGCGTCCGCCAAATACTATCTGGCCGGCATCGATGTGGTGAATGGCGGTTTCGGCTACGAAGAGACGCCGGCCGTCACCGTTAGCGGTGGAGTTCCAGTCACGCTGTCCGCGAGCGCGGCAACTGATACGTTCACGCTGGCGGCGCATGGCCTGACAAACGGGCGAGAAGTGCGGCTAAGCACGGCGATGGCCTCTGCCATTGGCCTGAGCAGCACAACGACCTACTACGTAATTGCCGCTGCAACCAACACGTTCCAGCTCGCTGCGACTCCAGGCGGCACGGCCGTCAACGTCACTTCTGACCTGGCCTCTGGGGCGGCGACCGCAGACGTCAGCGCGCAGGCTGTTGCCAAGGCGACCGTCAAGAACGGTGCTGTGAAATCGGTCAAGTTGTTGCGGTACGGCATCGGGTACTCCGAAGCGCCGACTGTGGAGTGTGCCGCGCCAATCCAGGATTCCAACAAGGGTTCAGGGGCCACGCTCTCGCTGACTGTTTCCGGCCGCGTTGTTGGCGTTAACGTGGACGATCAGGGTGGAGACTACACATCTCCCCCGACCGCGTCTCCCGATAGCGGCGATTGCGAGCTGGCGCCCATCCGCAACTACATCGGAAACGTCAACGCCATCCCTGTCCTGAATCAGGGCGACGGCTATACGGAGCCGCCGACCATCACCACATCCGGTGGTGGCGGCACTGGGCTGAGCCTGTCGCCGCGAATGCGGTATCGCGTCACGGGTGTGTCTGTCACTAACGGCGGCTCTGGCTACACGGGTAACCCGCGGGTGGTGTTTAACGGCAACGGCGGCGGTGCCGTGGGTGAAGTGGTTGTAAGCAAAACCGGCAGCATTCAGTCTGTCCGCCTAATCCACGGCGGAGCCTATTCCTCTCCCCCGACTGCGACCATCGTCGCAGACGGCGAGCAGGACCCAAAGCGCGCCGTGCTGAAGCCAGTCCTGAGCCCTGGCATCATCGGAAAATACTGGTGTGCAATTCGGTACATCGATGACACCGTTGAGGCGAAGAGCGGGCCAATTCCATCGTCCATCTCTGAGTTTGCTGAGATCGAAGTGACGAACAACTCAGAGTCGCTGAGCTGGAGCTGGTCCAACTCCGGGATGGACGCCCGCGTTCACAAGATCGAACTGTGGCGGACGAGCGCCGACCAGGCCCTGGTGCTGTACAAGGTTGCCGAGGTCGCCAACAACGTCACTTCCTACACGGACTCGCTCCAGGACGCGCAGCTCGTTGATCCGAGCCGCGACGGGTTTGGGGCCCTGCCGATCACGCTTCCCAACGGGCAGGTGAACGCCCGCCGGTTTACGCCTCCGCCGCAGAATAAGGCCGTGATCTCCATGTTCCAGGACAGGGCCTGGTACGGCGTTGACGTCGCAGGGAGGAAGTTCGACGGCACCACGGACTCGTCCGCGGCGGAGCCCAACGTGCTGTACTTTTCGGAGCTGGATGAACCCGAGTCGGTTCCGGATGTGAACCAACTCATCATCCAGGAGAACGTCAAGGGCCAGGACCGCATCACGGCTCTGATGCCGTTCGGCGGCGGCATGGTGGTGTTCCAAGAGCGGCACGCTTACCGCCTGTCATATGTTTCGCAGCCCATCCTGGACGCCAACATCTCGCTGATCTGCCAGCGAGGCTGCCTGAACCAGCGGTGCTGGGACCAATACGATGGCGTGGCGTATGTGGTCGATGCCGCAGGGATGTACATGCTGGACGGGACTAGCGCCGTCCCGCTGTCGGACGCCATCGACACGTTCTGGACAGACGACATCATCCACTTTGCGTCATCGGCCCACTTCTTTGTCCGCGTGGACCCGCAGACGCGGATTGTCCGGTTTTTCTATACGGAGTCCGCCGGTCTTCCAGACAAGGCCCTGTGCTTCCACCCCATCACCAAGGCCTGGTGGGTAGAGTCTTACTCCCAGGACTTTGCCGCAGCCGAGTGCCTGAAGACATCTGGCCGCCAACGGGTCATTGCCGGCGGCCAGACGGGGTCGATGTACTTGTTTGACTCTGGTGCCCAGGACGTCGATTCCGCTGGCGCCGCAGCTGGCATCGCCTGCACGCTGCGGACCAGCAATTTCAGCTTCGACCCCAAAGAGTCGTCTCGCGGCATCCGCTTCCTCTACAAGCCGACCACCGCCGACTGCACGCTGACGCTGGGGCTGCACTACAACAACTCCACCACGCCGCGTACGGCGGCTGTGATGACTGACCGCGGCACCGGATTCGTCACAGAGGGAGGGTCGAACGCCACGCTGAACCTAAAGAAGACCCGCTCCGCCCTGGGCGATGCGACAGGGTACGCGATCTGTTCGTATTCCGGGCGCATGGACGAGCGTTCCTCCGGTGGCGATAGGCACCTGGCCGTTGCGATCTCCACAACCCGCCCGTCAGGCGAGCCGGCGATCCTTTACGGCGTGGCCGTGGAGGGAGTCGCTCAGTAATGTTCACCAGCCAGTCCGGCCAGATCGAAAACGCCCTCCGCCTTGGAGGCATGGGCGACATCTCCGCCAAAGAGATGGTGCAGTCGCTGGCGAACTGCCAGGCGCCGATCCAGCACCGCGGCAACCTGACCATCTCGCGGCCGACGCAGAACTTCTTCCCGACGCTTGGCCCTGCTGGCCCGAGCCTGTCGTTTCCGCAGCAGATGGTGGACGCGCGGAACATCACCATCAACATCCCGCCGTGGCAGAACGTCCCGTTCACGCCTATTCCGTACCCCGAGTGGCCGGAGTGGAAGGACACGCCATATCTGGATCCGCCGGTCGTTGTCATTGATGGCCCAGTCCAAGCCGGGCCAATGCAGACGCCGGAAACAACGACCGTCACCAACAACAGCACCACCATCAACAACGAAGGCGACATCATCAACGGCGGGGACATCTACCAGGATGGCGACGTCTTCATCGGCGGCAACGTGTTTGTAGACCGCCGCGTCACGCACCGCAATCAGGTGATCAACCAGGGCCCGGTGATCAATAACAACAACGTGATCAACCGCCATGAGGTCCACACCGAGGTGGCCCACAACTATTTCACGCACAACCACGGCCCGACCTACCACTACGACGAGACGTACTACGACGGGCCTACGTACTACGAGGGTCCGGTGACGCTCACAGGCCCGGTCATCGTTGGCGGATCGGAACTGAACCCCATGAATATCCCTATTGTGACAGGGGTGGAGTGGGACGGCACAGACCTGACGATCAAGACCCGTCAGGCCGTGATTTATGGCACTGCGGACGACGAGGAGGTGACCACCCTCCTGTCCGGGACGTCCTGTCCTGAGTAGCCGTGCAGCGATTTCCCGGTCTTGGGCATTAATGGGTAGGAGAAAAACACATGCTTTCAGGTTCTGGCGGAAAGCCGCAAATGAGTCCCGAGGGGCGTTCCTGGATGAGCGGCGGCGGCGGGCTTGTGTCGAAGCAGCAGCCGTTCCAGCCGACAATGATGTACAACCAGGGCCAGCCGTCAAACTTCACGCCCAACCCTAACTACCGGCCTCCCGCCAGCCCGTACCAGTACACGCCCACTGGCGGCATTCGGCCGACATCCAATGAGGCCTATCAGGCCGGCGTGGCTGCCCAGACTGGAAAAGACCAGGCGGCCATGACGGCGGCTGCCAACTTGGGCATTGCCGGCCAGAACGCCATGGGCCAGTACGGCATTGGCAAGGACCAGGCCCTGGTCAACAGCCAGATCGCCCAGGCCAACGCCATGGGACAGATGGCTAACGCCTACTACAACACCATGGGCCAGGGCATGCACTACTCCGCTGCTCTTGGTGCTGCCGGTGCTGCTGCCGGCGCCGACTCCAACCGTGCCAACGCCATGTCTGGTGCCCTTGGCGGGCTCACGGGCGGAGGTGGGTTTGGTGGCGGATTCAACTTCTCTGGCGACGGCTTTTCTGGCTCTGGAAGTTTCGGCGGCGGACGGCGCGGCGGCGGCGGCGGCGGAGGTGGCGGCGGTGGCGGCGGAGGTGGGCAGCAGTACAACCCGTACACGCCCATTGACTCTGGGTTTCGCTCGCTGGACAAGTTCCGCAACGACCTAAGCGACAAGAACTCCATGGGCAACTGGCTCCGCCAGGACGTCAACGCCGGGTTCGGCATGACCCAGAAGAACCTCATGGACCCCAGCATCCGCAACGACATGATGGCCCAGATGCGGATGGGCTATGGGGCCCTGGACGGGCTCTATGACAAGTCGGATTACGGTTTCAACACGGGCGCTGCTGGCGTCAGCCAGCGGCCGTTCCGTGGCCGAGCAGGGTTCTGATGCAGCTCCGCACGCAGATCAATCCCAACAAGCAGGTCTACAACCCGTCCGCAGGGATGGAGCGGTTGCAGGCCCCGGCCCCGAAACTCTACGGCGGCACAAACCAGCAGCACTTTGCGGACCTCTACCGTCCCATGGGGCAGGCTGCCGCCATTGACCTTGGGCGGGCCAACACGCAGGCGGCTGGCCAGTATTTCGGCAAGGCCTCTGACGCCGCGAATCAGTCTGCCCTGGCTGGCCTGAATCTCCTGGCTGACCAGGAGTCCAACGCCATGGCTCGCAATCAGGCGGCCCAGAAGATTGCCTACGGTTGGATGGGCGACATGTTCAATGGTGCCAACTCGTTGCTGGGAGGGCTGTTGTAATGGCCTGGAACCAGAACATCCGCATCAACCACAACCAGAACTCGCCGCAGTACACGCCGGAACAGACGAACGCCGCCGCCAACTACCAGCGTGCGATGGCCGACTATGAGGCCAACCCTCGCTTCACCGGCAAGCAGTACCAGCGCGCCGGGCTCTCGTCCAGCAAGGGCACCGCATATGCCGGGTCTGCGGCCAGTGCGGACGCCTACGCCAAGAACATGGCCGGCGCCGAGGGCGTGCGGATGGGCGACGCCTACTACAACGCCGGCATGCACCTGGATGATCAGATCCGCAGCGATCAGTTCGGCACGGCCCTCGCCCGGCTGAATGAGCAGCGCACGCAGAACCAGGCCATGAATCAACTGCAGACCATCGGCAATGCGACCGGCTTCATGGGCGACGTATTCGGAAACATGATGAGCGGCTTCGGTGGTCGCAGCCAGCTCGCAAACTCGCTTCTCCAGGGGCTCCTCTAATGGCGGCACAGATGAACTTCAGCGTCGATGACCTGACTAAGGGTGCCCTGAAGCGGCTCGTCGCCCAGCTCCTGGTCGCGAGCGATGGCGAGGAGAAGGCCATCCTGGAAAAGCTGTCGCAGCGTGAGGTGGCCGACAAGGAGCGCAACGACCTGGCCGACCTGGTCGAAGAGAAGCGTGGCAAGCCGTCCCGCGTCACGCCCGAGGAAGAGGAAGTGGCTCCCAAGAAGACGAGGATGGGCTAATGGACTGGGCAGGGATTGCCAGGCAGGCACTACCTCACCTGGATGACGCCACGGCGGCGCGGTACCTGGACGATCTGATGCGGTCGCAGCGGTACGACGACCAGGTTCGATTCCTGGACGAGTTCTACGGCCGCACGCCCCAGGTTGCCGAGCCCGTCCTGGAGGCTGCCCCTCGCACGCTGTCAACGGCCGAGCAGTTCCTGGCCGCTGGCCTTCCGATGCCGTCTGCTGCTCGCCGTCTTGTGGACGCTGCCGATGCGTCCGCCGCTGCTGGCCTTGGTCCAGAGAATGCGGCGCTTCGCCAGTGGATCGACTCGCAGGTGCCATTCCCGTCCGCCAATCCGCGTGGGTCTGCGATGACGTCGCTGGAGTCGATTGCAGACTCGTTCGACACCGCCGCCCGTCGCCGCCGGCAGATGGATGCCGCCCGCCCGGCGCGGACGCGAGAGGCCTTGGGCCGCGTTGCACCGTACGTTCTCCCGGCCGCGGCTGGAGCTGCGGCCACGGCGGCTGGTGGTATTGCCATCCAGAACGCCATGGCTGAGAGGCAGCGCCGCCAGGCCGCTGATGCTGCAGCCAATGCAGTCTCCGTAGAGGCTGCCGCCCTGGATTCGGATGCGTGGGGGCGGGCCGCGGACGCAGATGGTTACCCGTGGGGCCTGGAGGCGGACGATGGCGCACGGGCTCGCGCTTTGGCGGCAGCTGAGGATGCCTTCCTTAGCGGCCTGGCTGGTGCGTCTATCGCTCCGGGGGGCGACTCCGACATCCACGCCGCGCTCGCAGACCTCACTATGCCAGACTTCCAGATCGAACCCGACGACCTGTTTCGCCCAGAGTCGGACGCATTCAGTGACGCAGACCTGGTGGACGAAGTGCGTGTCCGGCCGCGTCTGATGGGCACTTACCCTAGCCAGAGGCTTCCGCCTCGGCGCGTTGGAGGATACTGATGAATCGCCTGGATGGTGCGCCTACGCTGCCGATTAAGGATGACACTGACCAGGCGGTGGATGCCCTGGCCCGCGAGCTGTACCGCACGTACGACATCACTCCTGAGCAGGCCCAGCAGATGGCGCGATCCCGCGTCATGCAGTCTCTAGATGCCCAGGACATGAGCGGGCAGCCGACCGTTGCGTTGTCGCTGGCCGAGATGCACCGCGACGCCGGTGCTTCTCCGGCCGACGCCTACCGCCTTGGAGCCAATCAGGTTGCCACCTACGGCCCAGCTGGGGCGGCCGGGCTCTACCAGGAGTACCAGACGCCCGAGGGCATGGCTCGTCTCGTCCAGGCCCAATCCGAAAACCGCGCTGCCAACGCCCGTCACCAGCAGATGTACGACGATTACTTCACGGCCACCGGGGCGCCGAGCCATCAGAGCCCCAGCCCCACCTTGCAGCGGCAGTGGGACGACAGCGAGCGTTATGCCCGCGAGCAGGGTCGCATCATCCGCGCTGGACTGCATCCTCAGACGCCGGTTGATCCTGGCACGCCGGCGCAGCAGGCCAGTTGGGAGGAGTTTGTCACATCCAATCCGGACGAGATGCAGCGATGGCGTCCGGAAGAGTACGCCCTGCAGCAGGCAGAAAAGCGAAAAGAGGAAATGGAGGCTGCCTTTGTCCACATCCGCCAGCGCTACGGCCCGGACGAGGAGCAGAAGGCGCGGGCGGCTTACGAAAAGGGCAGTACTTACGTTCCGCATACTGCCCACCAGAACAGCATGAACGCGACGCGCCGCGCAAACGAGGACGCCGCCATGCGTGGCGATGACACAGCGCGGAAGGCCCTGCGGGAGCAGGATAAGAGAGTGCGTGACGCTCGCGATCCGCAGATTCGCCGCAGATTGATGGCGCAGTCCGGCCTGGATCCAGCCACGGCCTCGCGATACTCCGACGATCAGCTCCGGGACGTCATAGCATCGAACAGGGCTCAAGACGCCCGCGACCGAGAGTTGCAGTGGCGGCCTCGCACCATGATCCAGGCCGGGAACGCCATCGGCGCGCTTGCGCTTCCTGGTCTAGACCCAGGGCAGCAGGCGGCCATTCTCGGCGGGGCCAGGCCGCTGGACGTCGAAGCGATGGGCGTACGTAATGCGCTGCGCATGCTTGAGGGCATGAATCTCGCGCAGGGCATGTTCCAGAACAACCCTGTGGCACAGCAGCAAGTTGCCGACGCTCAGGCCAAGCGAGACGCAGACATTGTTGCGGACGCTGAAAAATACATCAACGATAACTTTGCATGGGACCAGAGTGGGTTCTGGGGGTCCTTCGCCAGCGACTTCTCGGAGGCCGAGCAGGAGCAGGCGGCGCTATATCTCAGCCAGAAGCACCGCATTCCCCTTGAGCGGGCCAAGGTAATTGTTTCTGCAATTGCGGCTCGCAAACGCAAGACCGCGCCCGCCGCACCACCGCCTGGTGACGATGGTTCCGCAGACCCTGGCGACCTTCCGACTACAACGTGGTAAATGGCACTCTCGCCCCTCTTTGACATCTACGACCCAGAGGGGGAGATCCGCCAGCGAATCGGAACGCCCATGGGCGACGCCGATATCCTTGGCGTGATCCCGATCCGCAAACGGCAGCCCCAGGTAGCCGACCTCCTCCCGGAAGAAGAGAAGACCACCCTCCTTCGCCAGCTTGCCAACGCTGGCTCGTCTGGCCTCTCCTTATTCGGCTGGGCTCTAGACACTCCCGGGGCCGTTGTCCGCGGACTGCTCTCTGGAGGCCCTGGGAAGGCCCTGTCGGCCCTCTGGGAAGATAGTGAACAAAGAGTCACCGGCCGGGAACTGGCCCGCCAATACGGCCTGACGGGCTCTGAGGACAATTGGAGAAACTTCGCGGGTGGCATGCTGGCCGAGATCGCCCTGGACCCCCTCAGTTACGTCGGCATCGGCCTGCTGGGTCGCGGGGCCAAGACGGCCGCCGCAAAGACCGCCGAGAAGGCCGGGCTCATGGCCGGCGATATCGGACTCCTGGCCAAGCAGAAGAACATGGGCACGGCCCAGTTTCTCCGCGAGTCCACCCCGCAGACGCTGATCGACATGGCGGGTGACGCCGCCGAGCAGGCGGCTGCCAAGGCCAAGTGGGAGGAGTACGCCGGCGCTGCGGCCGAGGAGCTTCTTGGCCAGCCGCTCGCTCGCACTAACCGAATCTCCATCCCGGGCATGGTTGAAGGCTCTGCTGACCTCTACGGAAAGACGGCCGGCGACTGGCTGGCGAAGACCAGCGACAAGCTGGGAGACTACGCCCGTGCCGCTCCGGTCCTTGGTCCGGTGGTCCGCGGTGCCCAGGCGATCTTCGACCCTAGGGTTATGGGCTTCACGGACGAGAAGGGGCAGTACATCGCCCGCCGCATTACCGAGGGTCAGCGGCGAGAGCTGGCCCGCGTTCGGCAGGACATTGCCGACAACATGGTGGATGCGGCGTTCGACATTCCAGACAACATCATCCGCAAGCCAGAGTTCGCCAAGGCCGTTCGCGACGTTTTAGAGAACCAGACGTCGCAGGTAACCGATCCGGAAATCATGCGAGCCCTGCAGTCAGATGGGGGCCGCAACCTGCTGATGTGGATGCGTCAGCGGATGGACGACGAACTGGCACGCGCCAAGGAACTGGGGATTCCTCTGGAAAAGGAAAACCTCCCCAACGACATCTTCTGGTTCCCTCGCCAGCAGGCAGAGATCGACCGCCCGCGGTACGCCGATGGCTATCAGCCCAAGGTGAACCGGAGCCGCAAGGGGTCTGCGATTGGCGGCGTCCGCGAAGGCGGCACGGCATCCCGGCGTGACTACAACCGCGCTTTCCCGGCGTGGGTGCTGGACAAGATGGCCCAGGACCCGGCACTGCAGAAGCGTCTCAGGGAAGCCACCAACGCCGAGTGGTTTGCCGACAACGCCCCAGGCGTGATCGATGACTGGCTGGCACGCAACGTCCCGGACTGGAATCCTGCCGGAGGTCCATTCGGCTTTCTGGCGGATCAGTTTGAGGGCGACGAGCTGCTGAAGCGGACGCAGGACATGTACGTTGGCCTGGCCGACAGCCTTCGCCGCACGCCGCTCCAGGCAGCCGAGCAGGGGATCCCGAAGTTCGGCAACAGCCTCAACGACTTCTCGTCCTATTTAATGAACCGCGGTCGCATGCGTGCGAACGCCAACTCGCTGCTGGATTTCATTTCCGACGACTTCAAGCGGGGCGGCTATGACGTCCTGCTGCAGATGGCCGAGAGCGTTCCGGGCGGGACGCACATCGCATTGCCTGACGCCCTCAAGGCCCTTGGCTTTACGGAGGACGCAGTACAGTCGCTGGCCAATCGCATGGGCAGGGACGCCGACACGCTCTCACGCATGTCGATGAGCAAGGACCTAGTGGACCGGCTCAACGAGCGGATGGTCACCGCCCGCACGCCCCGCGAGGCCGAGGGGTTGCTGAAGAACTTCCAGAACTTCACCGACTCATTTAAGACGTTAGCCTTGGCGAGCCCGGCACGCCATTTACGTGATGCCTATTCAGGGGCCTTTGCTAGTGCGACCCGGGATGGGTTCAGCCCGACTGACTGGTTGACCGGCGCCCGTGTTGCTGGCGGCGACTATGCCGGCCTGTCTAAGCGACTGCAGAACGCCAAGGGGTACAGGGTCGAAGACCTCTTCCCAGGCGACGTTGTTGTCGGCAAGCCCGGTGCATCGCTTCCGGCTGGCTATACGCTCGTCACTGAAGAGCAGCTGGCTGAGGCCCGGGCCCGCAAGTTCCTGAAGGCGGCCGGTGGCCAGGGGCTGACGTCCGGCACCGTGGCAGATGACCTGGGCCGGCAGGCAACAAACCTGCAAATGAACGAGGCGTTCCCTGGGGCGGCCGGCGGGCTGTTCCGGAACGTCCGCGACAAGCCATGGCTCTCCTGGCAGACCTGGAACCCGTTTGCTACTCGCGGCCGGACGAGCAACCCCAACTTCCTGCTGGACCTCAGCGACCGGGCTGCATCATTCACTGACGCTGGCAATCGTCTGGGCACGTTCCTGAACCGCGTCCGCAAGGGCGACAGCCCCGAGGCTGCGAAGGCGCTCACCGACCTAACGCAGGTGCTGTACGGGCCGGAGAACTTCACATCCTTTGAGCGCGACTTCCTCACCAAGATTTTTCCGTTCTATCGTTTCCAGAAGGGCATCACCCCGTTCGTCGCCAAGGAGCTGGTGGAGCGGCCGTATGGCCTGACGGGCCAGTCGATGCGGGCGATCAACCGCGGCAGCGAGCCGAGCGAGGACCAGTTCACGCCAGAGTACCTGCGGCAGTCGGCTGCGATCCCTGTCGATGCCTCTTCTATCTTCGGCGTCAAGACCCCTGGCGTGCAGCGGTTCCTTACCAACATCGACCTGCCGCATGAGTCGCTGCTGAACCTGTTTACGCCTGGCATTGGAAACAACGTCGCCCAGCGTGTGTCTGACTCGCTGATGAAGACCGGGTCCAACATCCTGGGCCAGGCGAACCCGCTCCTGAAGGGCCCGCTAGAGAGCGTGCTGAACCGGCAGTTCTATAGCGGCCGGCAGCTCAGTGACCTCTACAGCATGCTGGAGCATGACCTGGGATCACTGAGCCCCTACCTTGGCTCTTGGGGGCGGATGGCCGAGCAGATCGCCGTCAACGCCCCGGGCGGCTCGCGGGTCCTAGGCCTGATGCGTCAGCTCCGCGACAACCGCATCAGCCCTGCAGAGCGTGCCGCCAAGCTAGCGTTCAACACGCTGACTGGCATGAAGTTCCAGGACGTTGACCAGGACAAGACGCTGCGGCTGGCGGCACGCACCACGCTGAACCAACTGCTGGATGCGGCCCCCGGCGTCAGCACCTACGAGAACCTCTTCATTAAGCCCGAGGACCTCGCCCGCCTCAGCGAGCCCGAGCAGCGGCAGTATTTGCTGTACCGCGTTTTGCAGTCCGAGGCCGCGAAACGGGCACGGGACAAGAAGAAGCAGGCAGAAGACCCGCTCGCCATCCTGGGCGTCGATTACGCCTAGGCGCCCATCACGGACGGCAGGGGCTCCTGGTTCAGGCCAGTCTCCTCTTCGTACAGCAGCTGATCGACGTAGTGCCTTTCGGCTAGGCCTTCGGTCAAATGCCCCAGCACCGCCTTGGGCGACTTGCCCTGGACCTTGGCATATGTCGCGGCTGAGCGTCGCAGGAACTTCGTTGACGCATCCAGGCCTGCGCTCACCATGCAGGCCTTCACCCACTGCTGGATTGTGTTGAGCGCAGCGAAGTCCCCAAAGATCCGCGTGCGCTTCGGAAGGGCCTTACACGCGCACAACGCCTCGTCAGTAAAAAGCGAGACATGGGGAGTTGACGTCTTCGATTGGCCCAGATAGATTTTCCGCCCACGTACTTGATCCCACCGGATTTCGACTAGGTCGCCCGCACGCAGGCCTAGCGAATACGCGGTCAAGAACCAGGCGACAAGGAAGTCGGACTTTTGGAGGTCACGGAAATGACCGGGCGTCTGCCGGGCAGCTTCTACTGCCTGACGAATCTCCGCATGCGACAGCGCCCTGGGGATCGGCCTAGGCACCTTGACGCGGCGGAATCCATTCGCTATACACGTGTTCAGGCCGGTGCGATTAGCTTCGCGCATGAGGGTTGTGAGGAGTCTGCGGTGATTGGCGACTGTATTGGGGCTCAAACCCCCCAGAGCGGCAGTCAAGTAGGAGTCCACCATTTCGGTGGTGATCTCCTCCACCTGCCAGTCCAGGCGCTTGGTGAACACCAAAAGCTGCTCCAAATAGCCTGGAGAAGCCCCTACGCGGTTGGCGTAGCGTTTCGCAAAGTCAGTGAGTAGCATGATGTACCCCGACAATTCCGCATTTCTGAGGTTTGTCAAGGGGCGCGGGCAACTAGCTCAGTTGTCTAGCTGCCTGCGATCCCTTGCCATTGCCGCCACTTGCGTGGCGGCGGCCGTGACCATGCTGGTCATCGGCCACCCTCAGAAGGCTCTTGTCCTGCTGAGGGAGGCGACACTTGGTCACAGCCACTGGTAGTTATACGCCTGGCTGCATTGCGCAGCTTGATTCCGGCAAGGCCCTGCTGAACCAGGCCGAAATCGACGCGGCGTACCGCCGTGACGATGGACACTTCACGCGGTCGTACGCTCACGCCGTCTTCCGTGGCGGGCCGCTGGCACAGGAGGCCCTGGATAATGGGGAACAACTGTTCAGCGGTAACGCCGCCACGGACTTTGGATCGCTGGTTGACCGGGCGATCCCCATGGTGGTGGCGGGGGTGGCTCTGGAGGACCATCTGGCGGTGGTGCCGGAGGAAGTGCTTTCCAACGGGGCCCGCCGTGGAAAGGCGTACACCGACTGGGTGGCCGACAACCTTGATAAGTCGATCCTCACTGCCGCTGACTGGTGGAGGCTGCAGCGGATCATCAGGAACGTCACACGGCACCCGGCCGCTGCTGCGATCCTGGAAGCCACAACGGACATGCAGGCTGCCTTCCGGCATGTCGATGCCGCCGGCCACCAGCGGAAGGGCCTCGCGGACGGCGTAACGCCCGACTACCTGTGGGACTTCAAGACCACCAGTAGCGACTGGAAGCAGCTCTGGCGCAGTTGCGTTGACTACGGCTACCTGTGGCAAGCTGCCTGGTACGTGGACGCTGCTATGGCGTGCGGGTGGGATCACCACTCGCTGAAGTTTGTCTTTGCCCAGACCAGCAAGCCTCATGGCGTGCGTGTGTTCACGCTGCCAGAGGAGCTGGTGGAGCAGGCCCGCGAGCAGATCCGGGTCACGTTGGATCAGATCCGGCTGCGACGCGAGCTGGGCGTCTACAGCAGCCCGGAGGATGACGAGGAGTGTGAGCTGGAGTTCCCAGCGTTTCTCAGAGGAGGAGAGGCATGATGATTGACCATGGATTGCCAGGTCTGACAACGAGCCCCGACACCACCAAGTTGGTGGCGGCGCTCGTCAAGGCCCAGTCGAAGTTCCCGGCCGTCGAAAAGGGCGGCGACAACAAGTTCGGCAAGTACCGCTACATGCGGTACTCCGACATCTGTGAGGCATTGCGTGAGCCGCTGAATGAGGCTGGCTTCATCCTGCCGCAGGTCTGCCTGACCCGCGTTGGCGGCGAGTGGATTGCCGTTGGAACGCTGCGGCACAACAGCGGCGAGTTCGTCACCAGCCTGTGCCCGGTGTTCCTGGGCACGGACAAGGAGGGGAACCAGCGGCAGGACATGCAGAGCCTGGGTTCGGCGTACACGTACGCCAAGAAGTACCTGCTCCTGGGCCTGGTAGGTGCGTGGGCTGAGGACGATGACGATGCCCAGAAGGCCATGCCCGTCACGCGGACGAAGGCGTCCAGCCCGCAGGCCCTGAGCCGTGGCCTGGAGATCGAAGACAAGGCCCGCAAGGCCATCGACAAGGCCAAGGACCGGGATGCGGCCAAGCCCATCCTGGACCTGGTCAAGCTGCGTGTGAGTGAGAAGGTCTGCGACCAGTCGGTCTACGACCGTGTTTCGGAGTACGTGAATACCAAGTTTGGAGGTGCGTGATGGCGTCGCTGAATAGCTGTTCGTTCACCGGCAACATGACCAGGGATGCCGAGGTCCGCGAGGTGGGTGAGTCGGAGGTGGCCGCGTTTGCCATCGCCGTCAACGGCCGCAAGGACGGTGAGGTGCTGTTTTTGAACTGCGACCTGTGGCGTCCCGGGAAGGTGGCTGAGTACCTGACCCGCGGCAAGCAGGTGGCGGTGACCGGCCAGTTGAAGTGCCGGGAGTACGAGAAGGATGGCGTGAAGCGTCAGGCCTGGGGACTGGATGTCCGCGATCTGACGCTGCTGGGTTCGCGGGAGAAGGCGGAGGCCTCGTCCCCGTTCTAGGAGGGCACTCAGGGAAGGGTTCACCAGGAGGGTGGACGGCGAGACATGGATGCGGGCCCGGGGTTGGCAGGACGCCGCCCCGAGGCCCACGCCGAAGGAGGAGGCAACATGCAGGCAAGGGATTACCAGCAGCAGTGCTGCGATGCGATTCTGGACGCCACGGCGAAGGGTTTCACGGCCATCCTGTGTGTCCTGTTCACGGGCGCCGGGAAGACGGTGATCTTCTCGCTGCTCGCCAAGATGCTGTTCAACAGCAAGATCCTGATCATCGCCCCCATGCGGGAGCTGGTCTGGCAGGCGGCTGACACGGCCGACCGAATCACGGAGGAGTACACGGACGTTGAGATGGCCGGCTCCTGGGCGGGCGGCAACCGCGTCACGGTGGCCTGCCGAAACACGCTCCTGGCCGGCAAAGAGAAGCGTTACAAGAGGCTTCTGGGCGTTCGCCTGGTCATCGTAGACGAGGCCCACACGCAGTTCTCAGAGCCGTTTCTGGAGATGCTCCGGGAGTTCCAGGCCAACGGAGCCATCGTCATCGGCTTCACGGCCACGCCGTTCCGGATGGACGGCAAGCCGCTGATGAAGTTCTACCAGCACGTGGCGTTCGACTACGGCCTGGCCCAGGGTATCAAGGACGGCTGGTGCGTGCCGCCCCGAGCCCGTGTCGTTCAGTGTGCCGACCTGGACCTGAGCAAGGTCAAGGTGACCGGAGGCGACTACTCCGCTGCCGACCTGGAGATGGTGATCGGCGTCAGCTCCAGGCTTCATCAGTTCTGCCTCACCATCCAGCGGGAGCGCGTTGGCGCGGCCATCGCTTTCCTCCCCGGCGTGGCCAGCGCCCGCGCTCTCGCTGAGATGGCTGAGAAGAACTACGGCATGCGGGCCGCGTGGATCTGCGGCAACGAGTACCTGCAGACCCAGGACGAGCGGAACCGGATCATCAACAAGTACCGGGCCGGCGAGATCGACCTGCTGTGCAACTGTCAGATCGCCACCATGGGCTTCGACGCTCCGCTGACGCAGACGATCTTCATGTTCCGGCCGACGAAGAGCCGGACGTTGGCCCTGCAGATTTGGGGGCGTGCCACTCGCCCGCTGCCTGGTGTGGTGGATGGTGCGGAGAACACGCCCGCGGCACGGATTGCCGCCATCGCTGCGAGCGAGAAGCCCTGGTTCAAGATTGTTGACGTCACCGACAGCGTGGAGAACCACTCCATCCGCACGGGCGTGGACATGTTCGCTGAGGAAGGAACGCCACGTGAGGTCCTGGCCGAGGCCCGCAGGCGTGCAGCCGATGATGACGCTGAGGCCGAGGATCCGGCTGACCTGCTGGAGCAGGCCGCGGATGACGTCCGCAAGGCCAAGCTGATCGAAGCCGGGCTGAAGGGCATGGAAGGCCAGGCCGGCGGCAAGGTGCATGGCCGCGACGTCTCGCTGGACGGTCGCAAGAAAGACATCTCGGAGTACCGGGTGCCGCTGCGTGGGCGGTACGCCGGTCGAACGATGGGAGAGGTTGACGATGACTACATCGAATGGGCCCTCAGAAACCGCAGCCTCGCCGGATGGCAGCGCTCCTTCTTCGCCAAAGAGAAGGCTAGACGGCGTGCTCTTGTCCGTAACTGAAGAACAGATTGCTGACCTGTTTCACCTGGATGAAGTGTTCCCGTTTGAACCCATGGAGGAGGAGAAGGATGAGGCCGTGCAAACTTGGTGGCAACGAATTAAGGGTTGGTTCGGCTGGCGTTCCTCTGGCCGTTGCGCCAGTGCTGTATCGCCGGGTGGTGATCAACCAGGAGCCGCCGCGGAAGGTGTGGGGGGAGCTGGAGCTGAGCGAGGAAGTCGGCAAGCGGATGACCATGCTGCTGAAGCGGCACGGGCTCCCTACCACCAAGCGTTTGATGGTCCTGTCTCTGGATTACCCGGAACGGACGTACGCCGAGATCGCAGCGGCCTTCGCCGTCACGGTTGACGCTGTTGAAGAGTGTGCCCGCATGGCATCGACCATTCGGCGCACGGAGCCCCTCAGCACGGAGCTGTGGGAAGACCTGACTGAAGAGGACGTCCATCCGCAGGAAGCGGCGGCGAGAGCCGCGGACGTTCGCAGCACATGGAGGGGCAATGGCCTGGACGAAAGACCGCTTTCTGAGCGTCTTAAAGATTGCCCACAAGGCGGAGAAGGCGTGGGTGGAGACGCAGCGCGACCGTGGGCTCGCTATAGCGCACGGGGTCAAGCTCGTACTGCCAGACCACAATCCCAAGAAGGACTTCTGCCCGACGCCAGACGCCGTGGCGGCCGTGTCCCTGGAGATCAAGGTTCGCAGCCTGCAGTTCACAGGGCCGGATGACTTCCCTTACCCCACAGTATTCGTTGACGACCTGAACGGACTCAGCCGTGGAAAACCATTCGCCTGGATCTACATCTCCCAGCACACCGGAGCCTGGGTCTGGCTCTCTGTCCTTGACCAGGACGAAAGCTGGACCGAGCAGACCGTCTGGGACTCCATGCGTGGTTTCAACGTGCCCACGCTCGTCGCACCCAGCAAGCACCTGCGACACGCAGACGAGCTGTGCAGCATCCTGTTCAGGCAAGACGCCCTGCAGTGGGTGGAAGGAGACGTTGGCGGCTTCCGAGGCGAAGAACCGCCGGCTGACAAGTGCGATCCGACGCCTAGAGGCCGAGGTCGCAAGGCTCCGAAAGATCCTGGTTGACTCCTGGGGAGACGTCCCAGGGGAAGAGTTGGTGGTCCGCGATAGCAAGGAGGTCCGCGATGAAGATTAGGGAAAACATGGTGGCCGTCAGCACGCCGCGGTTCACGCTGCGGGTGTGGGTCAACTGCGGCGATGGCGATCCTGGGTTCGCCTGCGATCACGCGGCGATCCAGACCTACTGCGACGAGCATTCGGAGATGCTGGCGAAGATGCCGTTTGATGGCATCTGTGCCCTGATCTCCGGCGAGTTCCCGCGGACGGCTGCGGTTGAGGTCCTGGACCAGGAGACGCGGTGCGGCGTGCTGCTGTACCCGAATTGGCCATGACCCTTCCATGCGAACGAACGCTGGCGGTCCTCCTCGCCCGCAATTTCCTGGTGCGGCTCTCCAACGTCTACGTGGAGGGCGGCATCAAGGGGATCCGCCGAGAGGTACGCCAGGAGGCGAGGGCTGTGCTGCGGCATTTCCCCCACTGGTTCGACATTGGGCGTGCTGACTGCTGGGATGAGCAGGCTGCGCTGCTGTGGGCCAACGAGGAGGACAAGACATGACCGACCGACAAGGATCAGGAGCGGCGAGCGATGAACACTGACAACACGCAGGGCGGTGCCGAGCCGTCTCCTGCATCCGCTGGTTCTCACGGGCTGTCAGAGGCCGAGATCGACGCGCTGGAATACGTTGTGGTCGAAGGCCGAATCGCCTGCATGGGGGACTACGGCATCCTGCTGTCGCTGCTCATCAGGTTGCGTCCAGAGTGGGAAACGAGTGGCGATCTGGGTTTGCGGCCAGAGGAAGGCGATCTGCGAAACGGTTCATCAGAAGGCTGCGAAACGGTGCAGTGAGAACGACAAGGATCAGGGGCGGCGAACTATGAGCGATGATAACACGCAGGGCGGTGCCGAGCCGTCTTCTGCATCCGCTGGCTCTATGACGTTGCAGGATCGGTCGCCAAACTTTCGGGACAGCAAAGGCCGGCTATTTCTTGTTCGGTGCTATGCGTGCTGCGGCGAGCGAGGGCGAGAGAACTGGAGTCCTGTCGTTGCTACTGGTCAATGCGCGTGGTGTGGCTGGAGCGAGTAATAGAACGCCAGCGATCAGCGGCCCGCGACCTATGACCATGAACAAACCAACCGACGCTCTCGCGAGTCCGCTGTATCGCGTGGTTATGCGTGAACGACATTTGATGGAGCGACGGCGGCAAGTGACGCGACTAAGGAAATCGGAAAGCGCGCCGAGAGTACGAGGCCGGGATGATCTCCCGGTGCCGCCACTCCTTGCCTATTGTCGGTGGGTGATGCGACGTATGGCCGAGCCTCCGAGCCGGGCGGGCAAGGCGAACCGACGGGGCTCAACACCGTCGCCGCAATCTGGTAAGCGGCATTTTTCATTCGCATAACCAGTGTTTCTGCAGACCCGTATAAACGACCGGCTTGCTGGGTAACGTCCCAAGGCGTTCCGGGCCGTGCGGTGGAAGTCGATGCGGCGCAGGGGCTTCAGCTTAAATCAGAAAAGCGGACCAGCGTGTTCTACGGCTTATCTGCCGCATAACGCGAACGCCCACAAACTGGCGGAAAGTGACAGTTGACAGCATGAGCAGACACCTGATCCTATTGACCATGTGCATCTACGCCTACGTAGCTTGCGAGCAGTTATGTAAGAAAAACGTGCCTGGTTTTATTACTTGGGCGTCCTATGCAGTAGCCAACATCGGCCTGTGGATGATGGCCAAATGATGCTCCAGTTAAACCCGCCGATCTGGGTTGCCACGCCTCTCGGTGAAGGGTTCGCCCTGGTGCTGATCGACTACGGGCCGCACCTGAACAGCGTCTGGGTAGTACAGCGGTTCGACACAGGCGAGGTAGTACACGTTGACTCCGCAGAAGTGAGAGTCATGGGCAACGAAATGTACGACATTCCGCACCCAGAGGTGCCAGTTAAGAGGTGCATATGAGCAGTGAAGACGCTCTTTTCCTCCTGCATCGGATCGTCCAGCTAGAGGACGTCATTGCACAGTACAGACACACCGCAGAGTCCATGCGGGCGAGGCTTACTGAGCTAGAGAACCTCGTCAATAAAACTCCGGCCCAGTGTCCGCACATGACTTTTGTTGCCGACACCGGCCCTAGGTAGTACACAGTTCCCCCGAGGCGGTTCATCTTCTCGCAGCACCCGCCGGCTGTTAACCAAAAGCGCGAGCATAAACAAACGCCTGCCTATGCAGGAGCGGCTAGTCCGCACAAGTTGGCTAATGGTTGCGCGAAAGCCGGGCAACGCGCTGGTACTAGATCCAGCACCCCCCATGCGTCCCGGTCGATAGCTGAGAGCCTAACGATAAGGCAGCCATTGGTGGCCACTGGGCCAACTGAGAGTCAACCCCTTGCCTCTCAGCAGGGAATGGGTCTGCGCTGAGGAATGTACATGGCACGGATGACTAAGGCCGAGCGGGCCGCCATCGCGGATTGGGTGCAGTACCACCGCTGCTGTGCCGTGTGCTGGTGGCCGGAGTCTGATGGCCGCCGCCAGCTGGAGGTGCATCACCTTCAGGGTGGAGCCGGGCGAAGGCATGACGTCCGGAATTACCTCCGGCTCTGCGGCCGGTGCCATGACGTTTTACATGACGGTTTGGTTGCCGGGAACTTCCCGCCGCTGTACAAAAGCACACTGCTGTGGGCTAAGGAGCAGTCGGACCCAGAGAACTACGACCCGGAGTACCTCGCCAGCCTGCGGATGAAGCGGCACCTGGGCTACGAGCCCGAGCCGCCGGACGAGTGGTATCTGAACGAGCGTGAGATCAACCTGACCAGGGCAAGGAAGCCATGATCGCCATCCCACCGGAAGACTTGTTCGCTGACCTGGCCGAGGAGAACCCCGAGGCTCTCCTGGCGGACGGGTTTGAAGACGCCCTGATTGGCTACACATGCAACCACCACCACCCGGTAGTGGCCGTGTACGACCTGAATGCCTGCGTCCAGAAGCTGATGGAGGACGGCCTGTCTGAGGACGAGGCCGTGGAGTACCTGAGCTTCAACACCCTGGGGGCGTACGTGGGGCCCGATGGGCCGCTGTTTGTGAGGACCAAGCATGGGCCGTAGCCAGAGGGAGAAGGGGAAAAGGGGCGAGCGATTGGCCGCAAAAGCGGTGTCCCAGGCAATCCGCTTGCCGGCCAGGCGTGGCGTGCAATTCAAGGGGGGCGCCGACTCGGCCGACCTGGAGGTGGAGCTGGAAGGCGTCCACTGGGAGGTCAAGTTCGTAGAGCGGGAATCGATCCGGTCCTGGATGAAGCAGGCCGAGGCGGATTCAGGCGGCCTGGTTCCGGTGGTCCTGAGCAAGAAGGCAAGGGAGCCGTGGCTGATCACGCTGCCGCTGGAGAGGTTGTATGAGTTCCACGCCAGACTGGAGGCCGCGGCTGCTCAAGCGCTTTCGGCGCTGGGCACAGGCGAACTTCCCACTGCCGTATCCGGTGAGAGTCTACCTGCGACCCCCGGCCAAGCTGCCGGGGATGCTGGGGTACTTTGAGTTCAACGAGGATGAGATGCGTGGGCTCATTGTCATTAGTAACACGCTGACACGGGATAGTTTTTTAGACACATGCTGTGAGGAGTGGGCACATGCAAGAACCGCGTATCTGTGTGATCGGGAAGAAGACCCCCATCACAGCGTCTTTTGGGCCGAATACGGACGCATTGTCGGAGCCAGCAGGGAGTATCAGTGGTGACCCCTACCGGGAGATTTGCGACGAGCTGTACCGCCTCCTGACCAGGAAGCGGAGCTATTACGGGTGCAAGGAAGACCCCCTGGAAAACGCCCTGGGCGTGGAGCAGGACGGCATCCCGGCCTGGCAGTACCAGACGGCCAGGATCGGAGAGAAAACCCGCCGGCTAAGGGGGCCGCTGGAGACAATTACTAGACAGAAGACCCTCATGGACATCGCCGGCCATGCGGTGGTCGCTATTGCCTGTGAACGGCGCAAGGAGCCCCTAAATGACTGACAAGTTCCTGATCGTCCGGTGGCTCCTGTCCAACACCACGGTGTTGAAGGAGATCGCCAACATCGTCGCCGGCTGGAGCGACAGTCTCAGCCTCTCGCAGAAGCTGGAGATCGTTTACCTGATCGCCAAGGCGGTCCTGCCGGTGATCGAAACCTTCCCGCTGTTCCAGGCCCAGGCCCTGTCGGCCGAGGAGCAGGACGAGGTCATGGCCACTGCCCAGGCGGAGTACGGGATCCCGATTCCGATTCTCCTGACGGTGGTCGCGCCCATCGTTTCGACGCTCATCCAGGTCTTCATCGCCAGGCGCAACCAGAAGTGATCGGCCACCTCCCACCGTACCGTGTAGAGGCAGTCGCACACGCCCTCCCCTCCTCCGGCGTGGACTGGTCGCTCTCCGCGTACGGCATCCCGGCCCTCTGGAGTCAGCACCAGGGGGCCGGGGTGCGGGTGGCGATCCTGGATTCCGGAATAGAGCCCGGCCATCCGGCCATGGAGGGTGCCGTGAAGGAGCATCGCAACTTCACCACCGACTGCAGCCCTTACGACACCAACGGCCACGGGACCCATGTGGCGGGCGTCCTGGCCGGCAGGGGTTCGATGCGTGGCGTGGCTCCCCAGGCGGAGCTGCTGTCGTTCAAGGTCCTAAACAACAACGGCGCCGGATCACTGCAGCACGTGACGCAGGCGATCCATGCCGCCATTGAAGCCAAGGCCAACATCATTGTGATGAGCCTGGGCTGCCCTGTCAGCGTGCCGTATCTGCAGGAGGCATGCGCCAATGCCGCAGAGCAGGGTATTGCGGTTGTCTGCGCCGCTGGGAATGACGGCGGCAGTGTCAACTACCCAGCGGCATACGGCAGCGTGATCGCCGTTGGGGCCGTGGACCAGGATGGGCAGGTCTGCGAGTTCAGCTGCCGCGGGCGTGAGATTGCCGTTGCCGCCCCTGGCTATCAGATCACCAGCGCCTGGCTGGGTGGCAAGTACGCCACCCTCTCTGGCACAAGCATGGCCGCCCCGTTTGTGGCCGGCGTCCTGGCGTTGCACGCCGGCAAGTGCGGCACGGCTGGCCTGGCGCAGAAGGCCAGCAAGATTCTCCGAGAGACGTCCACGGATGCCGGGGATCCTGGCAAGGACGGCATGTACGGGTGGGGCTTAATCAATCCAACCAGCCTGGTTGGGAACGGATGCAGGGTGATCGTATGACGGCAACTCAGATTGTGGCACTGTTGTCAGCCGCTGGCGTGGCGGTGATGTACCTCTGGCCGCTGGTCCAGTGGGCCTTTCAGGGAAGCCGGGCCCCTGTCCTGCTGACCCATATCCGCAACGTCATTGCCGTGCGCGACTCGTACCGCACGCCCGAGGTGACGCAGGCATGCAACGCCCTGATGGAGGCCCTGCTGGGAATCAAATGATGAAGCATGTCTTCGCGGCCCTGGCGGCAGTCGGCCTGATCTGGGCGTTCATGCCCGAGGTCCCCAAGCCCGCCCCTCCGGCCGCCGTGTCGAAGGTGGGCATGGCCCTGCGGCCAGCCACCAAGGCGGATCGCACGCGGGTGTCATCGTTCTACGATGCCATGGCGGATGTGGTGTCCCGCAGCAAGTCGATCACCACCATGGATGGGTTCCGCCGGGTGCATGCCACAAGCCTGGACGAGGCCTTCAAGGGGACTGACCTCCCCGGCAAGTACATCGGCCTGGATGTGGCCATCGATGACGAGCTGGTGGCCGCGGTTGGCAAGGACAACACCGGCCTGGACGGCGAGACGAACAAGCGGGCTGCCCTGGTGAAGGCATTGCAGAAGGTGGCCGCTGATGCCAGGTGACTTCGACAGCACAGAAGAGCTGGTGCGGGCCTACCAGTTTGGCGGCCTGGCCGGCTACGTGCCGAGCCCACGGGAGAAGATGGAGTTCCTGGAGACGAACCCGCTGCGTTCGTTCCAGTCGCCTGGCAGTGGGAAAGGGAAGCGTGCCATGCTCTGGGGATACGTGCGGCAGCTGGACCCAGGTGCGTTCAGCGAAAAACAGACAGAAGGCGACTGTGTCTCACATGGGAGCCGGAACGCCAGGGATTGCAGCCGCGCCGTGTCGATCCTGCTGAAGGGCAAGCCCGAGGAGTGGGTTGTCCGCACCGCCACGGAGCCCACGTACGGGGCCCGCGGTCACTCCGGTGCAGGCATGAGCCCGGCCCGGGCGGCCAGGTTTGAGCGCGACACGGGCTTCCTGGCACGCCAGAAGTTCGATGGCGTGGTGGATCTGTCGGTCTACAACGGTGCCCTGGGTGCCAGGTGGGGATCGACAGGCGTCCCCAAGGCGGTGCTGGACCTGTGCAACCGCAACAAGGTGGGGACCATCGCCCTTGTCCGCACCATGGACGATGCCATGGATGCCCTGTTCAACGGGTACGGCATCCACTCTGGGCAGATGGCAGCCTGGTCCGACAGGCCAAGCAGCAAGAACATCCACCCGCGTGTCAGCCCGGGATGGGCCCATGATATGGCCACCGTGGGCTATGACGACACAAAGGAGTTCTGGCCGTTCCGGGTCTGGTTCATAGCCAATAGCTGGGGGCGGTGGAACCAGCCGGTCAAGGACTGGCCATCGATCTACCCCGAGCAGATCCCCGGCATGATCGTCACTGACGATGCCGGCTACGCCACGTGCGTGGAGAGCGAAGACATCTGGGCGTACTCCGACGTCCAGGGCTACCCTGCCCGCCCGCTGCCTGACCT